ACACGCTCCCCGCCGCGCTCATTCGTGCTTTCCTGCTGCGCATTCGTGCCCTCGAAATGAAGGGTGACAGCGCACCGCAGTCCGTGGCCATCGGCGAGCTGCGCGATGCGCTGAGCCGTCAGGGCAGCCTGTATCAGTTCGATATGAAGCAGGAGCCGGTATTGTCCGTGACGGGCATGCACCGGCCACAGATTACCGGTGTGGATATGGAGCTGTTACGCAGCCCGGCGAAGAGAATGATGCTCGCCAGAAAGCTGTCTGAAAATGACGGCACTAAGGTCGAGGCATAAGTATGTTTCACTGTCCGTTCTGCAAAACCAGCGCACACGCCCGCACCAGTCGTTATCTGTCAGAGAACGTTAAACAGCGCTATCACCAGTGCGTGAATATCGAGTGCTCGGCAACTTTCCGCACGCTTGAATCCGTTGACGGGATTATCTGTTCGCCGCCGACAGAGCCGGTCATTCCTGCATCCGAACCGGCAGCCACCGTTAACCGTGCGGGCGCTTAAACACGACCAGTCATCAGGAGAAACTTACGTGACCACACTGACGCTACAGAAAGCCTTTGAGGCCTGTCAGACAAATAAATCCGCCTGGCTGCAACGCATGGAAGAACTGACTCAGGCCGAACAGGCATACCGCGAACAGCTTGCCGGTAGCGGCCACAGCGGCCGGAACCTGCAAACACTGCGCGAGATTATCGACGTGAAAAAGTGGGAAATTAACCAGGCTGCCGGGCGTTATATCCGCTCGCATGAGGAGGTGCAGCGCATCAGCATCCGCGACCGATTAAATGATTTTATGCAGGCGCACGGCGCGGAGCTGGCCGCCGCCCTCGCCCCCGAGCTGATGAATTATTCCGGGCAACATTCCGCCGTTCAGCGCTGCGCCATGCAGCACTCAGTTGACTATATGCGTGAGGCGCTACAGGTCTGGCTGGCCGCCGGAGAAAAAATTAATTATTCGGCGCAGGATAATGACATTTTGACGGCCATCGGATTCAGGCCTGACGCGGCTTCGCGCGATGATAGTCGTGAAAAATTCACACCTGCACAGAACCTGAATTACACCCGCCGACGCGCAGAGCTGGCCGCGCAGTAGTCCTTTCAAAAATTCCCGAAAATCCCGCCTTTTTCCCCTAAAAAAGCCATGCATGCATAAGGTGCATGGTTTTGCATGCGTTTTACCGATACTGGAACCCCCGCCAGCGCCAGCACTGGCGCGCCCTGATGCCGGTCATGCACCTGCATTAAATGCGCCCCCTTAAGCGGGCAGGCGTGGCGGGGATAGCATTGCGCGCCATTAATAATGTGGGTTTTCGAGACTTGAACGTGTTGCTGCTCTGCACGGATATGTAACTGGTGCAGAGTTATTGTTGGGAGTAAATGGTTATATGAAGTCAAATGAGGAGCGAGTAAAAACAGTAGGATGCAGAGGTAATAAGCTATATTTGTGTTAGGAAGAGAAGTTTCAAATTGCTTTCCTTCTGATGTTCATGAGCCTCCATGTAGTCCCGTATGAAAACGTCTTATACTTTATGGGCAGGTGTTGCAGAAAGCGTTTAAGAAGGCGACAATAGACGTCACAATAAAAATCTTCTTTTTTTTCAGAGTGTTAGATTTCTTGATGGATTTAAATAGATATAACTATAAGATTTTGTAGTATATGATATTATAAACCCCTAAAAATTATGTTTAATGAGTCGTCTTCTAAAAATATTAGATAAGGAAATTGCATGAATAATTTTGTCAAGAAAGAATTATTTGAAGTGGCGCTTAACAAAGTGACGGGTTTTGAATTTGAGGACTTTGCATGTGCATTTATGGCAGCCTTAGAAGGAAGGAATTTTATTCCATTGGGAGGTGTTCATGATGGCGGTGCTGATGGCCTTAGTGATAAAGAGTTGTATCAGGCTGAATCAACCAATGTTTTCTATCAAATGACGATTCAATCGGATTACAAGTCAAAGATAAGGATGACGATAAATAGGTTAAAGGATTTCAATAGAACACCTAGAGTGCTCTATTATGTGACATCTAAGGTAATATCTCATATTGACAAAGAGGAGGATGAATTATCTGAAGAGTTAGGGGTGATTATCAAAATAAGAGACGCAAAATACATAGGTGTCCATATAAACGACACCCAAGCTACTAAAGCTGCATACTATCAGTTTTTGGCTAGTAAAACCGAACATTTATCTAAAGTAGGTGCCTCTACAGAATTGGGGTTTTCAGATTTTGTTAAAGATCCTTCAGTTTTTGTTTTTCTTCAACATGAAATGTCAGAATCACAAGGGAATAGGAAGTTAATACATTCTATTACTGATACATTAATTCTTTGGGCATTACGTGACACCGATCCAGATAAGGGCTTATTTATGAATAAAGAGGAGATTAAAGAAGCTATAATTTCAAGCTTTCCTTGGGCTAATTATTTTATCAATAATAACTTAAAAAATAGGCTGAGTAGTTTAAAGTCAAAAGAAGTTAATGGCAGAGAAATTCGATGGTACAAAAATGATAAAAAGTATTGTTTGCCATTTGAAACAAGAGAAGCAATCAAACTTGAGAACTCCGTAGATGAGTTGCTTGCGATTGATTTTATGAAGGAAATTAAAGAACAGTGTAATTTGAAATTTAGTTTGTCTCCTAAACGCTGCCAAGTGATTTCTGAACTTACTAAGGTAATTATTCAGAGGGTTTTCGAAAGGCAGGGATTAATGTTAGCGTCCTTTATTTCAGATCCTGATAGTTCTGTCAATGAAAAAGAACTTGTAATAAGCGATTGCATTGAGGATGTGCTTATAAAATCAAAAATAAAACCAGAGGATATCGCAGACTATAGAAACTATATTGAAAAAATTTTAAATGATGTTTTTTATCACAGCACAGAAAATCAAAGAAAATATTTACTACAACTCTCTAAAACTTATGTTTTGTTGTTTACATTAAAAGCAGACCCGAGAATAGTTGACTACTTTAGTTCAATGTGTAGTAAATTTATGCTATTTTTAGGTTCAGATATAATTGTCAAAGCTTTATCTGAAAGGTATTTACAAAAAGAAGATCAGCAATGTAAAAACTTACTTCAATCTGCTGCGTTGAGTGGTGTTAAGTTAAGGATGTCAACTGCAGTTTTGGAAGAAGTGTATACTCATATAAGAAATACTAACTACGAGTTTCATAATCACTTTAGGACAATTGAAAACCATATAACTACAGAGATAGCAAGAAATAGTTCAAAAATACTTATTAGAGCTTATTTTTATGCCCGGAAAGCAGGTTTAGTACGCACTTGGGAGAGTTATATTAATCAGTTTGTAAGTTATGATGAAATTACTAATAACTCTGGCAGGGAAGAATTGAAGAGATATTTGGTTTCAGAATATAGTCTAACTTTTATCGAAAATGAGGAACTATCCTCCTACTCAAATGCAAAAGAGGTAAAGGAACTTGCAGATACTTTAGTTGAAAATGATGAGAAAAAGCATGATGTTTTAGCCCATAATAGTGCTTTGTTAGTTCATGGTATTTACGGGTTAAGAATTAAAAACAATGAATCTAATAACGGCAGTCCATTTGGATATGGAACTTGGTGGTTAACAAATCAAACAAGAATTCAAAAGCATACTGCAGAACTCGTGCGAAAACATTCTTCTAAATATATTATGAGGCCTGAGTTTCTTTTGAATTTTTTGTCACTATCTCCATCTGCTGAACAAGTTAGGAAAACCTATGGAAATATTTTTCCGAGTAATATTGGTATCCAATTTGGACATCGTCTAAAAGAAGATGCTTTTCATGCAGTTTTAGATAAGGTCAAAGAATGGTCGGATTATGAGCCTGGACGGGTTACGGCTCTTGTGTCTAAATTATCTGACACCATTAAGTCAGAGCAATATAATATAGAAGAAAGCTGGGATACAATTAAAGAAAAAATTGAAGAGGAAGATTAAATTATTTTGCGGGCAAAATAATTTAATCTTGCCCGGCTGAAACTAATAATTAAAAGCCGAGACCATATTGCCCCACCAGTTCATTAGTTCTTGTCTTTGCTTTAAATAAAGACTCCGATTATATGCTTTTCGTACTTCATTTCTTTCGATATGCGATAATGCTACTTCGATTACATCTGAATTAAAACCTTGCTCATTCATAGCGGTACTTGCTATAGAGCGAAGTCCATGTGCGACTAATTTTCTACCATAGCCAAGGCGTTTTAATGCTGCGTTTGCAGTTTGGCTATTCATTGGTAGCTTGGGATCATTCCTGCTAGGAAAAATATGTTCTCTATGTGCGCTAATTGGTTTCATCACATTTAAAATCTCTAATGCCTGAGGAGATAATGGTACGATGTGCTCACGCTTAGCTTTCATCCGTTCCGCTGGAATTATCCATAGTTTGGCCTCCAGATCGATCTCGTCCCATCGTGAACCAGAAGCCTCTGAAGGGCGTGCTAAGGTCAAAAGTTGCCACTCAATCAGACAACGGGTCTGAACAGACAGATTTGACATGATCAAAGAACGCATGAGCTTAGGCAATTCTTCTGGCCGCAGCGTCGGCATGTTTTGCTTTTTAGGTTTCTCAAACGCCATTCCAACCCCTGATGCCGGATTTGCATCAATAAGGCCAGTATTGACTGCATAAATCATGATCTCGTTAATGCGCTGAACCAAGCGGCGAACTGTCTCAAGCGCCCCGCGAGCTTTAATTGGTTCCAATGCTTCAATAATCGTTCTGGCCTTGAGCTCCTGAACAGGAATCTCGCCGATCGTGGGGAAAATGTCTTTCTCCAGCGATCGCCAAATATCCTTCGCATAATCCTCTGTAACGCTTTTTCTCTTAAGCTCAAACCAATTCCCGGCAACTACAGAGAAAATGCTCTCCAATTCGATTTGCCGCTGCTCAGAGGCTTGTTCCTGTTGCCTTTGTGGGTCGATTCTTTGTACGAGCAACGATAAATACTGATCACGCATCTGACGAGCGGCAGCGAGAGTTAAAGCAGGATATGAGCCAAGACTAAGGTTTGTACGGCTACTACTATCCGGCCGTTGATAACGAAATCGCCACAGTTTCTTCCCAGACGTTTTTATTAGGATGAAAAGGCCATCACCGTCATGCAGTGTGTAGTCCTTATCTTCAGGTTTAGCTTTTAAAATTTCGTTGTTGGTGAGGGGGCGTGTAATCCGCGCCATGACAGGTTTCCGTCCATAATTGGTACACGTTTTTGGTCCATATTATAGCGTGTACCTAAACGTGTACCAATTAAGACTGGATTCAGGCGGATCATGTCGGAAAGTTACAGACACAAAAAAGCCCGCAGGGCTTGCGCTGTGCGGGCTTTCAGGACTTCTGCGGATGGCTCTGGAACCATCTTTGAAGAATTTTGGTGGAGCTGGCGGGAGTTGAACTCGCGTCCGGAAATGGTGTAACTTATTGAAAAATTGAGTTATGTATATTTTATTTTCCGGCGCGTGCATTTTAAGTGCATTTTGTTGTCCACTCCTGGTCCATGCATCAATGTTAAGTGGCCACCTGAAGCTCTGGACCCGTGTCGCTATCAATCAACGGCTGACCTTGAACCATTTTTTCGACAGTTTCGTTTGAAGGATATGGAACCCCCAGTTCTACTGTGTTTGGGTTTGAACGGTGGGTTTCAACAAACGAGGTTCCGTTCCATTTTTTTGAAAGATAAATAATTCCTTCAAAGGCCGCTGGATCTTGTTTTTGAGATTCTAAAATCATGTGGAATCCACGGCGTTCTATTCCGCGTAAGAAGCTGGAAAAACACTCCTTCAGTAACTCGTCATCCAAATCCTTGAACTTGATTCCCTGCGCAAGAAACTCGAAATAATTAAGAATGTACAGAAGGCCGTTAATGGCATCTCTATACTCGTCGGGTACCTTCATGTTCTTGTATTCTTCTTTATCCGGGTTGCAGCGCCACTCAGAGAGTTCTTGCGGCACATAACGCATACCCCGATAAAACTTTGTGCTGTTCCGTAACTGTTTTTGGTATTCGGGACTGGTGCGTGTGTTAATGATCATGTTAAGGGTATGTGACCTGCGCGTATTCGCTGCTGACGTTATGCACTGGATCCACCATCCCATCCCAACGAGCATACCTGTAACCATAATCGAAAGAGATGTTTGATAAGCCGGAGTGTATCTCAGGATTGCATACCCGATCAGGACTATCACATAACAAACAGTACTGAACATTGGAAGAAATTCTGCAGTGTCTGGATAGCGCTTTTTGATAAAGCAGAAGATAGAAGAAATGGCAGCGCCAGATCCAGCAATGACTACCAGCCAATCAATGATGGCTAGGTTAAAGGGGAGTTTGCCAGGGTAGATATAAGTAAATAGTGCTCTGACAATCAACATTAGAGCAAAAATTGTAGCGCTGACGTTTACAAGTGTTCTCGCCATCTTATTGATTCCTATAACAAAAGACCTCCGCAAGGGAGGCCTTATTGTGCTAATGGAGGTTTGTGTTACAAATTTAGGTTGTAGTTAACCTTCACCGAAACCTACAGTCAGTGTGTTTTTCATAGTGGTCACTCCAGTTATAATACTCCGCCAGTACCTACGTTAAGCTATTGAATATTAAAAAAAACATAAAAGTTCTTGTATTAGTGGAGCACAGGATAACAGTTTGTACCGTAACTCTTCAAGTACTATCAGTGTCCCTGTGCTGTCCTAACGAAAGTTTAACTCAATAAAAAACAACATGTTATGCTATGTCAAGGAATATATTTGCATTTCGTTTATTGCCATGATCTAAGTGGTTGTTTTTAAATGAGTTTTAACTTTTGTAAACACAGTAATAAAGCTATCAATTACATAGATGATAGCTCATTTCACAAAAAGCAATGGTAGCCTCATTCTTAATTTTCTTCAGACGCAGGCAGCTCTACTCAGGTTGACACAACCTTTATAGACGTCTTTCCATCATATACTGCAAGGTACTTACCATAATTGCGGAACAACATTTCCGGCCCTTTGTGGCCCATCTGTCCGGCAAGCCAGAAGAGGTTAACGCCCTGGCTAATATGCTTGGTGGCGAATGTGTGCCGCGTCTGGTACGGGTTGCGATAGCGAACGCCAGCTTTTTTCAGGGTCGGCACCCATGCTTTTTTACGGATAGCGTCGGCGTTCGCCCAGGATTCTCCCGTTTTCGGATCGCTGAATATGAACTCACTTTTCATAAAGGTGTGTTGCTTCTGCGCCTGCAGGGCCGCCAGCGCCTCACTGTTCAGCTCCACCTTACGGGTACCGGCTTTTGTCTTGGTGCCTTTAAGTACTCCTACGACACTGGCCGCCTGAACATGGGCTGTGTTCGCGATGGTGTCGAGATCAGGCCAGCGCAGCGCGCACAGTTCGGAGCTCCGCAGACCGGTATTGAAAGCAAAGCGGAACAGGTTTTCCCATTCCGGGTACCTGCAACTCTGGTAAATGGCGAGGGTTTCCGCTGGCGTGAACGGGTCAACCTCGTAATCGTCGGCGCTCGGGCTGCTGTCGATCACGTGGTACCGGCTGGCGCTGACGAGGGTTACCGGGTTAATGGTCAGCAGGCCATCCGTAACAGCTTCATCGATGGCGCTGCGCAGAAACGAAAGGTTATTCCTGGTCGTTTTCAGCTTTGTTTTCCGGCTGGCTATCCAGTTTTTAAGGACCGCTGGCGTCAGTTCTGACACGTGGAGTTTATGCAGAGCTGACAGTGCCGACAGGCATTTTTCATAACCATTTATAGTCGACGGGGACAGGTTGCGGTTCTGGCAGATTTTCAGGTACTCGTCCAGGTAGGACTTTATGTTTTTGGTTTTCTTCACTACCCCGAACAGCTCCAGCTTTTTGGAGTTGGGGAAATATTTCGCATATTCAAAGGTGCCACTGACGATCTGGTTTTGTATCTCCCCGAGCAGCCGCTCGGCGTACTTCACACCGCGCGCGTTTGCTTCCATTTTGGAGAGGGGCTCCCGGCACAGAACCCCTTTGTATGTGAAAGTGATAACCAGAGTGTCGCCAGTTTTATGCTGGCGGATGGTTACTCCTCTTGGGAGAGATAATGATCCTTGTTCTTTCTTGCCCACTTTGAAACCTCCGTTAAGTCAATCCAGCGTTCTTTAACGCCATCGACTTTTAATACATGTACTCCCTCCTTCCATAACCCCCTTTGTATCCGTTTGTTAACGGCTTCTAACGTTTCCCCCGCGTCCCTGCAGTACGTAGAAAGGGGTACACAGTCAAGACTCATGACCAACCTCCCGCCCAAATGCCTGGGCATTTTCCAGTTCATTTGCTGCATAAATCAGGGCGTTGTGATGCGCGCGAAAACCACCATCGAGTTCGCGAGCAGCTCTGTCTCGCAAGATGTCGATCGCAGACTGATAGTCATTCTGGCAATCGGCGGACTTTTCCGCCGAACTGGCCGGCAGCTCCCCCTGTACCATCAGCATGTTTTGTGGGTCGATAGGGATGGTGGTGAGCTCCAGCTGCTTGGCCTCCGTTGCTAGACGGGTCCAACGCTTAATAATTTCTAAAACTGGCTTATTCATGGAGCGCCTCGCTACCTCACCAAAAATTTATATTCAATCAGCGCGCCGATAACGGTGGCCGACAGCAGCATGGAAACAATGATGCTGAAAATGAAGGGCTTCATCATTTCACCCCTGCTGGTTTGATGGCCTGCAGTGCATCAACCTCTTTAACGAACCGGTCATGCATCGCGTCCCATTTCTCACACCACTTCTCCATTTCTCGCTTACGCGCCAGGATGCGAAGCAGACGGCGAATACAACGCTGGTGGGCCATGAAATACTCGTGGGTTACGCCGCCCCGCTGCCAACAGTTAAGTTCTGGCTTAAGAGGATGAACTGCCTGCACATCTGGGTGACGCTGCTCGAATCCTGAGCGTTCAAATGCTTCTGAAGTCATGAAGAACGCCAGATACCGGATCGCTGTGTCTCGGGTGAAGCATTTTTTAATGCGTCCGTGGCGTACTGCCACGAACAGCGGGCCAACTGGTGTATCGTGCTTCTGTAATGCCAGATCAATTGTGCTTACGGTGCGTTTATCGTTCATTTCCGGTCCTTAACTTTGCTATATCGTTCGTGACTCATTACTTCCCAGTTCTTGCCGCCATCGCGGGAGAGTAGCCGCCAGCGATGGTTAACTTTGAGGCTCAAATTCCCGGAGCCGTGCATTCGGCAGGGGTGAATGCGCCTTGCCCTGAACTGGCTTAAAACGTGTACCGCTTTGAGGTGAACCCACTCAGGAATTCGTATCGCTGTAAGTGCCATCAGATCCCCCCATTTCATGACCCTCCGTTTTCGGAGCCTCCACTTTTTGTTTTTTGACGAACTCAACCAGCTCAGAAATGAGCTCGTCGATTAACTCCTTCCCGCTATCCGTAAGGAATTCACCGCTGCCATTAACATCAACAGCGCTGCTGTAAATTCCCTTGATAGCTTTTACGCCTTCGACATTCCCGTACTCACTGATCGCAAGCCTTTCGAATTTTCTCAATAATCCATCGAGAAGAATCTCTGTTAACTCGACCGTGTTAATGCCGCCTTTATTGAGCTTAATAACAAGGCAGTTACTGCCTGTTTTACGCTGGTGGCGTAATAACGCTGCTTTTAAAATTCGGCGGCGATATGTCTCGATTAATTTATCCATTGCGGCGAGCCTCCTCCTCTAAGCTCATAACAATTTCCTCTTCTTTTTCGGTCCAATCATGAATTTCGCCAGCAATGTCATAAACAAGAGAGCAAATAGTTTTAAGTTGGAAATGGTCCAGTTTGTCGTGATATTCAAATAATGTTTGCGATAAACCAGCCAGTTGCTCGGCTTTGATGTTCACAACCTGAATGTCTTGCCTTTTTAATAAGCTCATAATTACCGACCATATGCTTTTTTAAGATAAAGACGAGCGATTACCTCGTAACCGCAGGCCGCATAAAGGCATGCTGTTCTATATGCCGATTTATCAATGATGAAAGTCATACGAAGCGACTCACAGCCAAAGAAGCCACCACCCGACCGTGAATTTTGATTTCTTTCTGTTCATCGGTATTAAGGGTGAAAGTTTCGTAATGATGGTTATCAGAAATGATTTTTAATGAGCCATCAGCTAATGGCTCAATTCTCTTAATGAAAAGACATGGGCGACCAAAATCATCCATTGTGTAAACATAAATGCCAGAGGTAAGCGCACGTCCACCGCAATCAACAAAAGCCACAACCTCACATGGTTCGATGGTCGGCTGCATTGAATCACCTTCCATCCGGCAGCTTTGTACGCGGTTGCCATAGTCATTGATGTTGTCAGATCCGAACAGCATTTGAGGCGTTTTAACTGGCTGATTAACTGCGACGGAATTTTTCATTTTCATTTCCTCAGGGTGAGTTTTTCCCCACCCTAAAAGGTGTTAATTTTGATTAATTGAGTTGGTTAATTAATTGGTTAGTTAGCTAACAGAAAACATTTTTTTAATATCAGGATGGTCATCTATGATTTTTTTAGCATCATCACATGCTTCTTCATAAGACTTGAAGAAATCAACCAGAACAAAATAATTATCTACACGTTCGTAGATAGCGAATTCCAAACCATCAATAAAAGTTGTGTTAAATTCGTAATCAAAATCATTCTGATGAGGCTGTGCAGCTCGTAAATAAATCCAGTGTGAATTTGCTGCTTTAAGCTTGGCGTGGATATCAAATGCCTGGCTCGCTGGGTTTGGTTGGGAGGTTGTATTCATCTCATTGGCTCCGTTGTTTGCCGATGAAATGAGAATACTTAAGTATTAATTGGAGGTCAATGGTATTAATACAAAAAGAATAATAGATTTCTTATGTATTTGTTATTGAAGATTATTTTAGTAATAAAAAAGCCGACACTATGGTCGGCTTGGTGCTTTTTTGGTAGCAGATCAGAAGATTGTTGATACCCAAAACAGCCTTCCTAAAACCTCAAGACTATCCATGTCTACTTCTTCGTCAGGGTATTCATCAGAGTTGTAGCTTCTGATTGTTACCTTATCTGGCCCAGATCTGTAGAGGATTTTTAACCTTTTCCATCCACCTTGGTTGATGCCGTAAATTTTACCATCCACGATACGCTTGTCATGGCAGTTTATGGCAACAGTTGAGCCATCAGCGATCACTGGCTCCATGCTATTTCCGTGTGCAGCAAAGCATAGAACGCCATCACCATCACTATTAGCTCCCACCTTTCGCAATGTTGCTTTGGAAAATCTAAGTTTTTTTCCATTGTAATCATCATTAAGGGCGCTGCCATCTCCACATGCGAACTCGATATCCTTCAAGTAAGGCACCTCTACCTCATCATCCTCAAGCGGCGTTTGCTTATCCCATGGATCTATACCAAACATTCTTTGTTCTGGCGTTTTTGCTGGCCCCATGGTGCCTTCACCAGTGCTTAACCATATGGGATCTACATCCAGTGCTTTGGCTATATCCACGATTTTTCCGCTGGACTGAGCTTTTCCTGAGGTTAGTTTTTGTATGGCCCCCTGGCTTACCCCAACCCTATGCGCTAATTGACTTTGAGTAGCCCCGGCATGAGCCATCGCCAGCCTTAGTCTTTCTGCAAGTGTGTTCATCTTAGTATCTCCAATTTTTATGCATATTTAATACCACAGGATTAACCATGGCAAGCGGATAATACTTGATTAATTATTCCTTTGGTATTATTTTATATCTTTAATATTAATACTAAGGGCTTTGTTATGACTGATGAGGTGTTTGAATCCCCAATGGCGAAAGCCGTGTACGTTGCTGGTGGTCAAAGTTCGCTTGCTAAAAAGGTTGGCGTTACGCAAGGGGCCGTCTGGAAGTGGGTCAGGGGGATCAAGAAAGTTTCTCCGGTCCATGCAGTGGCAGTATCAAACGCAGTTAATGGAATTGTTAAGCCTCATGAACTGCGGCCTGATTTGCCGACTCTTTTCCCGCACCCGGGCAATGAGGTGTGATATGTCGCACTCAATCACTACCGAAAACCAAATTAAGCAATTGGATATCGATTATCGCGATCCGCGCGGTGTGATTGTGCATGTCACCGGTTGGAATCGGGATAAGCAGCAGGTTTATTTCACCAGGCAGAATTATCCGCATGAATGTATGCAGCCTGTCTGGAAGTTCCAACAATATTTTACGAAGGTCTCGGAGGCGCAAAATGCGTGATTACGGAAAGGTGTCTCCTCACTTCTGGATTGGCAGAACAGGCAAAGAGCTGCGTCAGGCTGGGCCAGAGTCACAGCTTGTGGCGTTGTACCTGCTTACCAGTCCGCACGCCAATATGATCGGTCTTTATTACATGCCCCTTGCGTTCCTGTCTCATGAGACTGGATTAACCATGGAAGGGGCTAAGAAGGGGCTTAATAGTGCCATTAAAGCCGGGTTTTGTAAGTACGACGAGCATTCAGAGATGGTGTGGGTCATCGAAATGGCAACGCATCAAATCGGCGAGGCACTGAAACCCGGAGACAAGCGCTGTACAGGAGTACAAAACGAGTACAACAAAGTATCGGATAACCTTTTTCTTTCAGAGTTTTACGAGAAATATTCGAAGCAGTTCAATATGACTTGTCCCCGTAGTAGTGAGCTCCAGATCCCGGATGTAAATGAAGGGGCTTCAAAGGGGCTTGCAAGCCAAGAGCAGGAACAGGAGCAGGAGAAAGAACAAGATCAAACTAATTTGTCCGATTCGAATCGGACTGATGGCGATAAACCTGACGAGTCGAAAGGGAAAACTTCACAGGAAAAACCTGATTCAGAATCAGATGATGCTGAAGGCCAAGATCCAGTCGATGTCGCTTTCGAAAATATTTTTTGGGGGGCAGGTCTGAGAAAGGATGCCAAGGTCAAGGCTAAGTCAGCGTTCAGGACCAAATATCGCGACTGGAAAAAAGCGAACCGAGGTACGCCTGAGAACTTCGCCGTTATGCTGGCTGAAGATATCAGCCTCCGGGTGAAAACACAGCAAATGGGGTTCGACAAACTCCTGCCAGCGTCATACCTGAACGGAGAGCGCTGGAACGATGAAAAACCAAATGGAGCTCCTCAGATATCCGCAAGCGCAAACGCCATCGGTGGGACCGGTGCTTCCTGGTTCGCAAAACCAAGTGACGGTTCGGCTGAGGTATTTATCAGCCAGGCAGCCATTGACCGCATGAAGCGCGGAGCTAACCGCCCATGAAAAGAATCCTCAAACGTCTACTGGTTGCTGGCTATAACCGCGGCTTTTTGCGTGAGGAATTCGTGACTATGTGCTTTATAAAATTCGATTTACGGAGTGTGTGATGACCCCTGCTGAGTTATCTGAAAAATTGTGGGACAACGCCGAAAGAGTTGCGAAATACCTGCTTCCACGAGGACACCTCGAGGGTAAGGAGTGGTGCGCTGGTAATACCAATGGTGATGCCGGTAAGAGCCTGAAAATTAATCTCGGTGGTAAGAAGACTTGGGCAGATTTTGCAAGCGGCGACAGCGGAGACCTGCTTGATCTTTGGGTGCTGGTGCGTAACTGCCAGCTGCACGACGCTATGCGGGAAGCGAAAGAGTTCCTTGGGCTGAAGGACGACGATAACCACTTCGAGGCGAAGAAAAAAACCTTCTCACGGCCAACCAAAAAAGGCGTTAAAAAGGCGAGCCATTGCTACGACTACCTCTCTTCCCGTGGCATTACCCGAGAGACAGCTGATCAATTCCGTGTTTCGGACGCAGTCGTCTGGTACCACGATGAAAACCGCGAAATTCCGGCAGTGGCGTTTCCGTATCTTCGCAACGGTGAGCTGTTGCAGGTAAAGCGAATCGGCACTGAACGACCAAATGGCAAAAAGTTGATCATGGCTGAAGCTGATTGCGAGCCATGTCTGTTTGGCTGGCAGGCTATGGACGCGAAAGCTCGCGCTGTTGTGCTTTGCGAAGGAGAGATTGACTGTATGACCTACTCGCAATTCGGTATCAGTGCTCTATCGGTACCGTTCGGCGGTGGAAAAGGGGCCAAACAGCAATGGATCGAATACGAGTATCACAACCTCGACCGATTTGAAGAAATTTGGTTAAGCCTCGATAACGATGATGTAGGGCGCGAAGCCGCAAAAGAAATTGCTCGTCGTCTAGGGGAGCATCGTTGCCGCCTGGTAGAGCTGCCGCACAAAGATATCAATGAATGCCTGACCTCCGGGATGAGCGAGGATGAAATCTGGCACTACTTGGGGACCGCTAAATTCTTTGACCCTGATGAACTCTGCTCTGCGGGTGATCTCCTTCAGGAAACACTGGATGCGTTCGAGCATCGAGACGTTGGATTATTTTCCAGCCCGTGGGATTCGCTGAACAGTAATTTCAAATTCCGCGCCGGCGAGCTGACGCTGGTTAACGGAGTAAACGGCCACGGAAAAACCGAGCTGGTGGGACATATCGCCGTCAATGCCATGAGCCAGGGAGTCCGGGTATGCATTGCCTCGCTGGAGCTTAAGCCTGGGAAAATGTTGGCTCGTCTTACCCGGCAAACCATTTGTAGAAAAAACCCAGAACGTACTGAAATCATCATGACTAACGAGTGGTTTTCTGATCGTCTTTGGGTGTTCAAACTCACCGGAACAGCCAAGGCCGATCGCCTGCTGGAAATATTTGCCTATGCCAGACGCCGCTATGGAATCGATCTTTTCGTTATCGACAACTTGGCAAAATGTGGACTCGATGAAGAGGACTACGGTGGACAAAAAGAATTTATCGATACCCTCTGCGACTTTAAAAACGAGCACAACTGCCATGTTCTGCTGGTAACGCATGCCAGAAAAACAAACGAAGCTGCACCAACAGGGAAAATGGATGTTAAAGGCACTGGCGCTTTAACTGACATGCCCGACAACGTTATGGCCGTCTGGCGTAATATCCCGCGCGAACTGGCGCAGCGCAAAGCTGAAAGAATGGGGTATGAGAGCCTTGATAAGGACGAACAGACTGCTATCCAAATGCCCGCTTCGATGATCCGCCTGTTGAAACAACGTGAAGGGGAAGGCTGGATCGGAGACATAGGGGCTAACTTTGATTCCCGATCACACCAGTTTATCGAGGGTGATAAAGGGCCCTTCAATTACTTGGCCGGCAAACAGCAAAGTGAACTTGATATTGAGTGGGAAGCCACTAACGCAACGAGGTATTAAAATGGATCGCCTAATTAGAGAAATGTCGTATCTCTTTACCAAGCAGCGTTTTATGGAGCTTCAGGAAACGGCAAAAGACATCGCAATCGGTCATAGTGATTTTCCTGAGTGTTTCGGTCTTATTGCTGACGCCATCGCTGAATTTGTTGAAGACACTCCTGATGATGAGTGGCGAGAGCACGAAAAAATCCTTATGCACTACGTTGCTATGCGTGTTCTGACGCTGTGGGGTAACGGCGATAAAGTGACTGATGTCCAGTGGGCGCACCCTGGCTGGTTTGGCACTGCTGAAAAGGGGGAAACCATTCAATGAAGTTGGAAACATCACTCAAACATTTCAGCCCTCAGGGAATGCACATCAGCGACGACGTGAAAGGAACCTCTCCGGACCGCCTTACCGGAACAGACGTAATGGCGGCGATTGGCACCACCAGCAGCCGTGCGCGCTTCGGCCTGGCGGCGTTCTTCGGTAAAGCGGGAATCAGCAAAACGGATGAACAGCTCGCAGTTCAGGCGCTGGCGCGATATGCGATGGATGCCGCACCGAAGAATGTTCGCAAAGCAGCTGGTGGGCATTTTGGATGGTGCATGCAGATGCTGGCGCAGTTTGCCTTTGCTGATTACTCCCGTTCGGCCGCCACCAGCGTGACGTGTCACAGCTGTTGCGGTACCGGATTTATCTCCGGGCATGAAGATGTGGTTAAACATCCTGGTATCTTCGACGATGACGGTGCCGAAGTGGTGGCCCCGAAGATTAAAAATGAGCTGGTGAAAAGGGTTTGCGAAACCTGCGGAGGGAAAAAGGTAATCCTTGCGCGGTGCAGATGCGGCGGTAAAGGCGAAGTGTTGGACCGCAAAGCGACCAAAGAACGTGGCGCACCGGTTTTCAAAACCTGTGAACGTTGCTCTGGTAATGGCTTCTCTGCTATCTCCTCGGCGACGGTACACCGTGCCATTCTGAAGCGTCTCCCGGACCTCCATCAGTCCTCATGGTCACGCAACTGGAAACCCTTTTATGAAATGCTGGTGGACACGCTGCGCCAGTGGGAGCGTCACGCGGCAGTAGAATTTGAGAAGGCAACAACTTATTAATATGATCGGAGCAAATGGCGACACTTTTTTGCACGTTAGTGTTGACTTTGCATAAAGTCGTCCTGTATGCTTTCCATCGTAGGATATTACGTCTACACGACATCAAACCCGCCTCAGCGCGGGTTTTTTTATGCCTGCAATTCTTCCCGCCATGCTCGGTGCGATTCAACCGAGAGCCTTTCTGTGGGAGGGGGATTTGAAATTGTTGCCGCTCAGATTTATATTCATTTTGTGGTGAATCCCCCTGTGCGGCGGGGCTACATGACCAGGCAACAAGCAAAGCTATTGCTGGCTGACAAAAGCGAGTTGTTGTTGGTTATGCAACAATTCACCGGGAGGCACCCGGCACTACAGCCTTTAATTTACCCAGGGTTATCAGAAATAAATATTCTCCATCGCCGATGATAGTCAGTCCGTTCTTGATACTCGTTGACGATAAGTATGGGTGAATGTAACTTATTTCTCTGGTGAATCCTTTCTAAGCGAATGGGCGTTCCTGTCAACTGCTACCTGCAGGTATGCGCGCGACTTTACTGGCATGGAGTAAGGTCACCGGGAGGCACCCGGCACCATCACAAAAAAAATAAAAGATTCAAATTCCTTGAGAGCCTGCCATAAAAAGCAGGCCTTTTTTTATGGTTTTGCAAACTGCTGCTACGCTTTGAGTTGTGGGAAGTAACTGAATGCCCGGTGGTTCTCCTGGACCGATAGTGAATCAGCCGATACAGCTTCACTTCTGAGCATAAGTCTTACTCACACCTACCTTACAAATAGTCAACTCATTAGCCCGCCATAAAAAGCGGGCTTTTTTTATTCCCCTCATTATTGAGAGGACTCACGGCAAAAAGAGGGGGCTAAATGTCCGATCCTGTTTCTGGCGCTACGGTAGCGGCTGGTGGTCTTATGTGGGCCAGTATCTTTGGCCTGGCAACCGGTATTGATTACGGTGTGGTGTTTGGCGCATTCGCTGGTGCAGTGTTCTATGTCGCTACGGCGGTTAATATCAGCCGCCTTAAGCTGGTGGGCTACTTCATCACCTCATTCATCTTCGGCGTTATTGGCGCTCCACTTCTTGGCTCTTACTTCTCCAAATGGACGGGGTATAGCGACAGGCCACTTGATGCGCTGGGCGCGGTAATCGTAGCCGCTATTGCTATTAAGCTGCTGACGTTCGTCAACAGTCAGGATTTGGGTAGCCTGTTTGGAATTCTCTCGCGTTTACGTGGTGGAGGGGCCAGCAATGGTAACAAGTGATCCGAGTGCGATGGCAAACGCAATTATCTCTGCTGTGATCGTTATTGCACTGATGTTCTACCAGCGCGGCGGGGCGAGACATCGCCCTCTGATATCGCTGATGGCTTATTTCACGGTGCTGGTATACGCCAGCGTCCCTTTCCGTTACCTGTTCGGCCTGTACCATGAATCGCACTGGTTCGTGGTGCTGGTGAACGTCCTGATATGCGCCGCCGTTCTCTGGGCTCGGGGAAACGTAGCGCGCCTGGTTGATGCACTGAGGCACTAATGAACCAATCACAATTTCAAAAGGCGGCTGGGCTAAGCGCCGAGTTAGCTGCGCGCTGGTTTCAGCCAGTAAGTGATGCGATGAAAGAGTTCGGCATAACCAAACCGGTAGATCAGGCGATGTTTATTGCTCAGGCAGGGCATGAATCAGCTGGCTTCACTTTGCTGGTGGAGAGTTTCAACTACCGTATTGCGGCACTTGCGAACTTCATACGTGCCGGACGCCTCACAGCAGAACAGGCAAACACGCTTGGCCGTCGTCCTGAAGAGAGGACATTACCTATTGAGCGACAACGCGCCATCGCGAACCTGGTTTACAGCAAGCGAATGGGGAACAACGCTCCCGGTGACGGCTGGTTATACCGTGGCCGTGGACTTATCCAGATTACGGGCCTCAGCAATTACCGTGAATGCGGTAACGGCCTGAAGGTTGATTTGGTTAAGCAGCCTGAGCTGTTGGCCGAGGATGTTTATGCAGCCAGAAGCGCAGCGTGGTTCTTCGCTACGAAAGGATGCCTGAACTATTCAGATAATCTGCTGCAGGTGACGAAGATTATCAACGGTGGAACGAACGGATTGGAAGATCGTCGCACTCGATTCTGTCAGGCCAAAACGGTACTGGTGTGAGGTTGATATGGGATTAGAAACAATCATTGGTCTTGCTGCTCTGGTCATGGCTGCTATCGCTGGTGCTTTTGGCATTGGTCATTCACGCGGCACCAGCAAAGCGGAAGCCAAAGCAGACCAGCAGCGTACCGAAGAAAAGGCCGCAGCCACTCAAGCAGTAGCCGAACGCAGGGTAGAAACAACCAAAGAGGCCAGCAATGTACAGCAGACTGTTAACCGCATGCCTGATGACGATGTTGATAGCGAGCTGCGTAACACGTGGAAGCGTCCCGGTGGTGTTTGATACTGCCTGTGACTGGGTAAAGCCAATCTACCTGACTGATCACGACATCGACGTTATGGACCGCCAGACGAAGAAAGACATTCTGGCGCATAACAAAGCGTGGCAGGCGAACTGCAAACCTAAATGGGCGCAATGAAATGCGCCCGAACAGCATTATTTTGTGGTGCTGAATAGCTTCATGTACTGATTGATAGGCTTACCTGAGTGAGAATCTTTCCCCGGCTTGGGCGTAGCAGATAAAACTTCAGAAGCTAGTTTGTTAGATGCCTGATTATCAACGCCAACGATAGCCTCTACGTAGAATTCGTTGCAGGAGTTTCTAAAGCCATATTGCATTTCTTCAATGCTGGCTTTGAGAAGCTTAGTGGCAATTCCCTGCCTTTTAAACTTATCGGCTACGGCATAACCCACGCCAAAACAGGGCTTCCCTTCATATGGATCTGCTGGGACGTATATGGCAACGCCTTTAACAATATCTCCCTGAACGAAAGCGTAAGTAATCCTTGGCGTGCCATCCGCATCGTCCATAAGTACCTTCATTTCAGGGTGAACTACACACGGTGAGAGTCTAATCAGGCTATTGGATAAAGCGTGTTGAAAACTATTCAACGAGTCTGTTGGATTGACGAGTTCAGGCATTTTGATTCCTCTGGTTATTAGTGTTTGGCGATTTAAAATACATCCTCGCGGATTTTTATACATTGATATTAATGAGTTCTTATTTGGAAATTTGAAGTAGGTTCGTTTTTCTCTATAAATCACATTAAGCGCATCGCACGCGCACATCAAAGAAAGTCTTTCAGCTGTGAGCCTGGGCAAACCGTTAACTTTCGGCGGCTTCGCCGTGCGACAGGCTCACGCCTAAAAGGAAAATCATATGCAGGTCACTATTGATGGTGTCCCGTATGTGCCTGCCTGCGCCTCAGCGACTCGGATCGGCATTGCCATCTCTACCCACAATAGAGCCGACGTTCTGAAGCGGGTGCTTGAGCAGCACATGAAGCATTTGCCCGCCGGCGCGCTGGTGGTTGTTATAGATGATGGTTCTAAACCTTCCGCAGTCGTTCCGAACGGCGTGCAGCTGGTACGCCATGAAACATCACTCGGCATTGTTGCTTCGAAGAATGCCAGCATGTCAGCGTTAATGGATGCCGGATGCGAGCATCTTTTCTTATGGGATGACGATGCTTATCCAATCGCCGATAACTGGCATCTTCCCTACATCGAATCACCCGAGCCACATCTGGCTTACCAGTTTCTCGATCTGGCTGGCCGCAACAAGCTGAATGACCTTTCGGTGCTTTACCGTGACGATCAGCATGTGGCGTATACCGGGCAGCGCGGCGTGATGCTGTATTACCACTGTAGCGCTATCGAGATGGTTGGCGGTTTCGATCCGGTTTACGGTCGCGGCATGTACGAACACAGCGACCTTGCCCTGCGCATCCATAACGCTGGCCTGACGACCTGGGCTTACGCTGATGTCGTCGGTTCAGAAAAGCTGATTCATTCTCTCGATGAGCATGAGGCCGTAGAGCGTTCAGTACCGAGGCCCGACCGCCAGGCGCTGGTGGAACGTAACGTGAAGATCCACAACGAACGACGTGATGCCGGGTTTACCGGTTACGTTGAATACCGCAAGCGGCGCGACGTGGTTATCACTACGCTACTGACCAGCCAGCCCGACCCGCAGCGCGGCAAGAAAATGGTGGCTTCGCCTGACATGCTGAGCAAATGGGCGGCCTCGCTTCAGAATTGTGGTCGTATCGCGCTGGTGGATGAACTGCAGACAGCCCCGGCAGACGTTGAGCTGTACCGCGTGCCTGACGTGAAGATGAATGTTTACTTTCGGCGCTGGCTTCACATCTGGCAGCATCTGCGAGACCACCCTGAATACCGGTTCGTCTGGTGTACCGATGGTACAGACGTCGAAATGCTCCGCGCACCGTGGGAAGAAATGCAGCCCGGGACTGTTTACGTCGGTTCTGAACCGAAGACCTACGCCGACACCTGGGCGAAACAGAATCATCCTGAGCGTATCTATCAGGAATTCATTGAAGCGCACCGCAACGATGTGATGCTTAACGCTGGCCTGCTTGGCGGTACCCGCGCTGATGTTATGGCCTTTGCTCACGGCATCATCCGTCTTTACTACCGCATAGAGAGTTATCGTTTCTGGAAGAAAGAACAGGCTGGCTCTGCGGTGGGTGATATGATCGCTTTTGGCATAGTCGCGATGTCTTTTGGCGATCGCATCGTTACTGGGCCACGCATCCATACCGTGTTTAAGACTGATGGACTAGGGAAGGAAGTAGCTTTCTGGCGCCATAAGTAACCTCTATTAAATTTAATTTATTCCTTTTCGTGGAAGGTATTCCTATGCCTAAAAAAAGACCGATTGAGGAAAGGTTCTGGGAAAAGGTTGATAAGCTTGGTGAAGATGAGTGCTGGATCTGGCTCGGAGCAACCATTCAACCCGGTGGCGGAAGACATGTTAAGCCTCAGATATACGGGAAAATAGCGGGGCCGAGAACGCCTGCCGGTCGTGTTTTTTGGTCTTCTCATCGCCTTTCTTGGATTCTGAAGCATGGTGACATCCCGCATGGCATGCTCGTTGACCATAAGTGTCATAACACTCTATGTGTCAATCCCTCTCACCTCAGGCTCGTAACTCCAAAGCAAAACAGCGAAAACCGAGAGGGGCCCGCTATCACAAGGAATTCATCTGGAAAGCGCGGTGTTAGATGGAATCCTCAGGTCGGAAAGTGGCATGCGTACTACAGCCACAACGGGAAGGCGCACTGTGTAGGCTTCTTCGATGATCTTGAGGAGGCTGCTGAAGCTGCACGGCGAGCACGTAATAAGGTGTTTACCCATAATGATGCAGACAGATATTAAGTTTGTTGTGGTTGCCCATCACACCCGCATAGGTCATGCGCAACGCCTTGCCGCGCTGCTGGATGCTCATCTGCTTATTGATGACGGTAACCGCGGCGCGAACTGGAATCATCGTCGCGCTATCGAATGGGCTGCTGAGCAACCTTGCCGGGTAGTGGTGTTGGAAGACGACGCGCTTCCTGTGCAGGGCTTCACCGATAAGATAACTGAATGGCTGGTGCGCTTCCCTGATGACATGCTGAGCTTTTATCTCGGTACCGGCCGACCGCCGCAGTATCAGAAAGAGATAGCCGACTGGCTGATTGTTGCAGATAAGTCACGCGCAGACTTCATCACGCTTCAGCGGCTGATACACGGGGTCTGCTACAGCATCCCGCCTCAGCACCTGAACCGTGTTCTGTCTCGATGGCACAGCAGCAAGCCTGCTGATTATGCCGTTGGTGATGCCTATGGCGGCGCTGTGGTTTATCCGTGTTACTCGCTGGTGGATCATGCAGATGGTGAACCTGTTGAACGTCACCCTGACTCAGCGCCACGTACAGAACGCCGACGGGCGTGGAGGTTACATGTCTAAACTCACAACGTTAAAGCCACGCCTGAAAGCCATTGATACGCGTCGCATCAAGCCAATCTACGGTGAGCAGCGCCGTATAAGCGGAAGTGTAAGGGTGAGCTTGAAGCGTCGTATCTATGCGCGTGACAGTGGTCACTGTTGCATGTGCAATCGGGTTGTTGATCTGACTGACAGCGAACTCGACCACCGCATTGCTCTTCAGTTCGGAGGTGATAACTCCGAGCGCAACCTATGGACACTCTGCACTGAATGTCATGCAGGTAAGTCTGCACGTGAAGTTGCCACCGGACAGCCTGATGAGCAGGCCCTGAAGCATGAGGTGCCTGAAGGCAATCAGGCATCAGGATTTGTAGGGCTCTGACGCCTGCCAACCCCGGGGGGGTATCATCCAGAGTAAACATAGATCGCCCTGGACACCGCCCCCCCTCTCATTCGCAGAAAAAATCCCCCTCTGGAGGGTGTAAACATGTTAACAGCGCAGAAGCGGAAATATGCTCTCGCGCTGATGTCCGGGATGTCTCAGAAGGATGCGGCAATAAAGGCGGGATATTCTGAAAAATCCGCGCGTTCCAAGGGGTCGCAGCTTGCTAAAGACCCGGAGGTCATCGCGTTTATAGAGCGAAAAAAACGAGAAAAAGTTGAGGTGGATGACGAACCTGCGTATCGCAGGAATGTTTACACCCCAGCAGTAAACACGCCTGAAGAAAAACGAACTCCTCCGGCTTCGTCCGCCGGTGAGTATGAAGATCCTCTCGACTTCCTGAAATCGGTTATGAACAACGTTGGTTACGAAATAGAAACCAGGAAAGATGCTGCGAAGGCCATGCTGCCTTATATGCATCAGAAGAAAGGTGAGGGCGGTAAGAAGGATGCAAAAGCTGAGGCCGCCAAAAAAGCGGCCAATAAGTTCGCCATCCAGCAGCCCCCGAAACTGGTGGTTAACAATCGCAGGAATACATGATGCCTGAGTGGACAACTGCCTGCCCTGACTGGGCGGAGCGCCTGAAGAAAGGACAGTCTATTATTCCTGCCCCGATTTACCCGGAGCAGGCTGAAATAGCCCTGAACGTTTTCAGGCAACTGAAAATCGTTGATGCTCCAGGATCGCCAACGTTCGGTGAATCCTGCGCGCAGTGGGTTTTCGATCTCGTAGCAGCGCTGTTCGGCTCCTATGATGCCGAAACTGGCCGCAGGCACATTACAGAAGTGTTTGTGCTCATCCCCAAAAAAAACTCCAAGTCTACGCTGGCCGCCGGGATCATGATGACGGCGTTGCTGCTAAACTGGCGTCAGGCTGCTGGGTACACCATCATCGCCCCGACCGTAGAGGTGGCGACAAACGCCTTTAACCCGGCGCGCGACATGGTAAAGCGGGATGATGATCTGGATGACCTCTGCCAGGTGCAAACACACATCAGGACTATCACCCACAGGGGAACGGACACGACGCTGAAAGTGGTGGCCGCCGACCCCAACACCGTTTCGGGGATTAAATCTGTCGGCACGCTCATTGACGAGTTGTGGCTTTTTGGAAAGCAACATAACTCCGAAGATATGCTGCGTGAGGCAGTCGGTGGCATGGCATCACGACCGGAAGGCTTTGTGATGTACACCACCACGCAGTCTAACGAACCGCCGGCAGGTGTGTTTAAGAAGAAGTTGCAATACGCCCGTGACGTTCGCGACGGAAAGATTCACGATCCGCATTTTCTTCCGGTGATATTTGAGCACCCACCGGAAATGGTTGCCAGCGGTGAGCATCTTCTTCTGGATAACCTCGCGATGGTTAACCCCAACCTAGGTTACTCCGTTGACGAACAGTTTCTTTACCGCGAATACAACAAAGCGAAAGAGGCCGGGGAAGAAGATTTCCGTGGCTTTATGTCGAAGCACGCCAACGTTGAAATCGGTCTCGCCCTGCGCGCTGACAGATGGGCAGGGGCAGATTTCTGGGAGCAACAGGCAAGGCGCGTCACTTTTGACGATATTTTGCGCCGTTCTGAGGTGGTCACAGTTGGTATTGATGGCGGTGGGCTCGATGACCTTCTCGGCCTAGCTGTTATCGGGCGCGATCGCCAGACGCGCGAGTGGTTATGCTGGTGCCATGCGTGGGCGCACACCATCGCCCTCGAAAGGCGTAAGAGCGAAATTTCAAAATTAAAGGATTTTGAGAGAGCCGGTGACCTGACGATCGTTAAGCGGGTAGGCGAGGATGTCGAGCAGGTTGCAGAGTATGTCAGCCGGATTTATGAAGCCGAACTGCTGGATAAAATTGGCATAGACCCCTCAGAGGTAGGACAGATACTGGATGCGCTGAGCGAGGCTGGTATTCCGGAGGAGTCCGTGACGGGTGTCAGCCAGGGCTGGAAACTCGGTGGCGCCATTAAGACCGCTGAGCGTAAGCTGGCTGAAGGTGTTCTGCTTCATGGCGGCCAGCCTCTGATGGCCTGGTGCGTGAGTAATGCAAGGGTTGAGCCTAAGGGTAACGCCATTCTCATTACCAAACAGGCCAGCGGGAAGGGGAAAATTGATCCACTGATGGCCACATTTAACGCCGTTACGTTAATGGCCCTTAACCCCGAACCGGTCAAAAAAGACTACCAGGTATTTTTCGTTTAACACACACGTCAGTTAATGACCCGCGCATGCGGGTTTTTTCATTTCTGGAGGACAGCAAATGACGCTTAAACGCGCCTGCACCCTCATGACGGTGAAGTCGGTAAATGAGGATGAACGGATTATCACCGGCATCGCCTCAACGCCTTCTCCCGATCGTGACGGTGACATCATGGAGCCGGAGGGGGCGAAATTCCGCAGCGACACGCCGTTCCTCTGGCAGCACGACCGCTCCCAGCCTATTGGCACCTGCACGCCCAAAATGGTGAAAGAGGGTTTGCAAATCACAGCAAAGCTCGTGAAACCAACCTCCGACATGCCATCACAGCTGATAGCACGTCTTGATGAAGCATGGGCTTCGATTAAGGCGGGGCTGGTACGAGGCCTGTCGATTGGGTTCCGTCCAATTGAGTATTCCTTCCTGGATGAAGGCGGTATTCGCTTTTTGTCCTGGGACCTGCTTGAGGTCTCGGCGGTGACAATTCCGGCCAATGCCGAATGCTCCATCCAGACCGTTAAATCTTTCGACCGCCAGTTTCTCGCCGCGTCAGGCAATGAGAAACCGGTAGTGAAAACCTCTAAAACCGCTGGCGCTACAGCACCCAAAACCAAAAAAGGAAACAATTCGATGAATATCGCAGAACAAATCAAGAGCTTTGAAGCGAAGCGTGCAGCGCTGGCCGCATCACTCGATGAAGTGATGTCAAAGGCGGCTGAAGAGGGACGCACCCTGGACGCTGAAGAAGAAGAGAGCTACGACAACACGTCCGCAGAAATTAAATCCGTTGATGCGCACCTCAAGCGACTGCGCGACATGGAAAGCAATCAGGCATCGACTGCAAAGCCGGTATCTAAAGCAGCCAGTGGCGAAGTCACCACCGTTAAAGCAAACGCACCGGGAATCATCCGCGTTGAGCAAAATCTGGAGAAAGGCATCGCCTTTGCCCGTTTTGCCAAAGCACTGGCGGCGGCAAATGGCAGCCGTTCTGAAGCGCTGGAAATTGCACGTAAGCAGTACCCGGATGATGCGAAACTTCACCATGTGCTGAAAGCCGCTGTTGGTGCTGGCACAACGACCGATCCTCAGTGGGCTGGTGCGCTGGTGGAGTATCAGGAATATGCAAATGATTTTGTTGAATACCTCCGCCCGCAGACCATTATCGGTCGTTTCGGTCAGGGTGGTATTCCTGCCCTGCGTCAGGTCCCGTTCAACATCCGTATTCCGGCACAAACTTCCGGCGGATCTGCAAACTGGGTAGGTCAGGGTAAGGCCAAACCGCTGACCAAATTCGACTTTGAGTCCATCACGTTCAGCTTCGCCAAAGTCGCAGCCATTGCGGTCCTGACCGATGAGCTGATCCGATTCTCCAATCCGGCAGCAGATGCACTGGTGCGTAATGCGCTGGCAGAAGCGGTCATTGCACGCCTGGATACGGACTTCATTAACCCGGCGAAAGCCGAAGTTGCTAACGTCTCTCCGGCATCAATTACCAACGGTATTGTGGCTGTTCCATCCACTGGCGATCCGGATGCAGATGCTGAAGCGGCATTCTCTCAGTTTGTCTCCAATAACCTTCAGCCAACTGGCGGCGTGTGGATCATGTCCAGCACCAACGCGCTGGCGCTGTCCATGAAGAAAAATGCACTGGGCCAGAAAATGTATCCGGAGATGACCCTGCTTGGCGGCACATTCCAGGGGCTTCCGGCTATTGTTTCCCAGTACGCCGGAAGCAATCTGACCCTGCTGAACGCACCGGATATCTATCTGGCTGACGACGGTGGTGTGGCAGTGGATATGTCACGTGAAGCCTCTCTTGAAATGGAAAGTGATCCTACTGGCGATAGCGTCAGCCCAACCGGAACGGAGCTGGTTTCCATGTTCCAGACGAACAGCGTGGCTATCCGTGCCGAGCGCTGGATCAACTGGAAGCGTCGCCGCACGGCAGCGGTGGCGGTTATTTCTGGTGTGAACTACGGCTCTAACCAGGGAAGCTAATCGCGGAAGGAGGGCGGGGGAAACCCCGCCATGTTGCATGGCAAAAATCAGATATCTGCAACGCACTCATGACTCAGTTACGGGAGACGTAAAAACCGTGGACGATCGGTGCGCAAGGGTGCTGGTGCTGCTCGGTAAGGCTGAATATTTCACCGAGGTAAATACCAGGGTGAGGAAGAATAAGCGTAAAGCGGAGAATGGCTAATGTGGAATCCTTTCCGAAGAAAAGAGGGACAAGTCAAAAATCTACAGCAGCCTGTCAGCCGTGGCGGCTGGACACCAATGTTCAGTTATGTCCATGAATCCTACGCTGGGGCCTGGCAGCAGAACATGGAAATTAAGCCCAAAACGGTTCTCTCCTATTATGCTGTGTTTTCCTGCATATCTCTGATCGCAAGTGATATCGCTAAAATGCCTCCGCGCCTCATGAAACAGGATTCAAATGGCGTTCGGAAGGAAATCAAAACCGGGAAGATAGCCGCGCTGTATTCCAGGCCAAATGCCTTTCAGAACCGCATCCAGTTCTTTGAGAACTGGCTGAATTCCAAGCTATGCGAAGGCAATACAGTTGCGCTTAAGATCCGGAACAATCGCGGTGAGATAATTGAGCTGAGGCTGCTGGACTGGAACAAGGTCACGCCACTGGTAGCTGATGATGGCTCTGTCTTCTACCAGATCAACCCGGATAACATGGCGGGCATTGATTCAACTGTGACAGTACCGGCACGAGAGGTTATTCACGATCGTTTCAACTGTCTGTTCCATCCCCTTATTGGTCTTTCCCCGATTTATGCCGCTGGTCTGGCTGCAATGCAGGGTCACCATATTCAGGAAAGCTCGGCGTACTTTTTCCGCAATGGCGGGAAACCCAGCGGGGTTATAGAGGTTCCTGGCTCAATCACGGAAGAGAACGCCAGGAAAATTAAAGATAACTGGGACACCGGGTATACCGGGGAAAATGCGGGTAAAACCGCCATTCTGAGTAATGGCGCGAAATATGTCCCCAGGACGGTATCAGCCGCTGATGCGCAGACTGTAGAACAGCTTCGTATGACAGCGCAGATTGTCTGCTCCGTGTTTCACGTGCCGGCTTATAAGGTTGGTATCGGTGAATTACCCACTCATGACAACATCGAGGCACAGGATCAGCAGTATTACTCTCAGTGCCTTCAGTCTCTGATTGAGTCCATCGAGCTGCTGCTGGATGAAGCGTTTGAGCTTGAAGGCGAT